TCCGCTACGGCGAACGTGCGTACATCGACGTCGCACGCCCTGCATAGCCATTCGCCACTGGGGGTCATCCTACCTCCCTCATCACCAATGACGAGCCCGCATGCAAAGCACCACACGCCTCTAGAAGAAGGCATGCGGCCATGGTTGAAGAGATCACAGCAAAGGTCCCTATTCCAGTTAATGACGTCCCGTCCGCAGGCAAAGCCCTTGAAACGGAATACGCCGTCCAGGCATGACCTTGCTGATTTACTCTCCTTCGGATTGCACACGCCTGCACATTTATACTCGTCTAAGGCGAGAGACTCCAAGCCGGGATTGCTATCCGGCTTACCAACCCTACCACCTCCCGACAGTAGACTCTGCACGATGTTTTCAAGCAGGGGCGTATCGGGGACGGTTCTGGTTAGCTTAATCCTGAGAGATTCGCCGGTTTCATAAGCGAGGTACTCTCTGAAGGATAAGCATTTGGCTACACCCATCGGCTCAAGGTTAGAGAACTTGGGCCACCAGCGGAGGAACCGCTGGTTATAGGAATTGCTGTCATTATCTAGCTGCTGAATAGTCCGGGCTACACTCCGTTCTTCGCATATAGGATCCGAAGGCGAGGGCTTAAGGATCTGACCCTCATTGTCCGCTCTGAGATCGATGTGGTCCGTCGCCATGCACTGCCCCAGAATGTACGAGGCAGGAGGGACTGGCTTCCCACAAAGATCCTCTTTCAGAGGGTTCTCCTCATCTAGGTAAATCTGGTGAGGTTTTACGGAGGGATAGGATTGGATCGCACGTGTTAGGGTCTTAGCCAGAGGGCTATGATGCTTGACTGTGGGTCTATCTATTCGCTTATCAAAATCCGTAAAGAGTGTAGCGGCCTTCCGAAGGGCTATATCAGTGAAGTCGGACTTCTCATCAGGAACCCCAGGTAGTCCGACACCCCCTAGTGCTAGAGGAATCCAATAGTTAACACCGCGGGGAACCCAATTGAGTGATGGTCGATGATTAGCAAGGAAAATCGACATCAAAAGATCTCTACAATCGTCATTTCCCCGGAGCATATCTTGGGCAAGAGGACCCAATTCAGGCCATACTGGATTCAGATGTGTCCCAGCAGCAATTCCCTTTCGAACGAGATCGAGTGAGAGAGATGGGTTATGCCAACCCTGGTACTCCATGTGGTCCTCGCGGCGCCAGTATAACTCGGAATTCATAATAGCGAAGCGCTCAGATCGATAGTTCTTTCCGAGCGACCGGCGAAGGCCACAGGCCATCATAACATCGACCCACAGCTCATAGTCATCACCCTCACGAAGAGGGAAGACAACATCATCCCCATTCGTACGAATCGGGTTAGTCTCAAGATCCAGTGGGTCGTAGCCGAGAGCTACACAGGTCCCGCAGTAGTTGATGAGATTCAAGGCAGGGAAGCTCGGTGGTCCCCCCATCAACTGACCCCAACACTGCGGCATGATGGCGACTTTACTTCCCTTCCCGTCAAGTCCCTTGTACAGTATCTGGTGACCCGTGAGGCCTAGACGTCCAATTTCCCTCCAGAGTGGATCTTCCCACAAAAGGGACGAGCAATCTGCCCCTAGGTAGAAAGGTTCATCCTCGTCCAACGTGCGGGTGTGCACCGTTTTTGCGATGCACTCCCATACGTAGTTCGAGAGCTCTGGGTCGATATGGTCAGTCGAAGCCTCATAGTCGCCGGATACAAGGACTTTATAGGAAAGGTCGCAAAGGAAGTCCAGGTCCCCAGGATGAATCGGGTGGCCCACAAACTGGAAAGGTTTGGCGCCCTTCAAAGGCCCGATCATCATCTTCTGAAGCGATTGGCCCAGGAGCACAACAAAGGGATTACCCTTAGTGATAACTCTCACTTTGAGAGGCTCCTTTATGGCAACGGGCACAACGACGTTCTTCTCGGGAAACGTCGCGATTAGGGAGGCATTATACTCCAAGAACTCGGACCAGCGATCGAGATGCCACCTATTTTCATAGATGAACTCCCCACCGGAGTATCCCACGAGCTCATGAGGCGCCAGCCAGGCGAGGTCCAAGCCCAGCCAGTCTTCGTAGCGATAAAGGAGGTTACCCAAGGCACCACCGTCTTTAACGCCTCCGAATAAATTCCCCCCGTCCCACTCAGTGCAGGCCGAAGTAGATGGAAGCAATACGTCAGGATCAAAGGTCAGGCCGTGATAAAGGTGGCTAATAAGCCTCTTTATCGCCTCCTTAACTTTGGTCTTGTAGTAGTACTCCATGGTACTCTGGCTATGGATCCCGGTTGTATCTGTGGCTGTATTCGTGCCACACAACCTGTCCCGATGGTCGCAAAGAGCTTTCTGCACGAAGTCGTCACCAACAGGTGGTTGGATGACTTTCGCCCCTGCCATAAACCCGAAAAGCTTCCGAATAGCGTCCCGGTTCCCTCGTCTGGCTCGGGCCGTAATACGCGAAAGAGCGCGATAGACCCAACCGCCAGCAAGAACCCCGTCCTTCTCTCCAGAGTGGAGTTGTATCTTCGCCGGTAGCTCTTCCTGTCCGGCTCCATAGGCGAAAATATACGCCAGCTGGTACTTCATATACTTTATATGAGTACCCTCGGCGATTCTCACCAACATGGAATTGACAAAACTCCGACAGGGCGGACACCAGAAGAGTTCTGGCGCCCAGCCGGGGAATCTCGTCAAACCGAAGAACACACCCCGCCACATTCGGACGGCAATGTCTACTGCAGACCCAGGAGAGTGGTCTGGCAACCAGTCAGGCGCATCTTCATACATCTCAAGATTGCGCCTCGACTGCAGTGGTCTGGATTCGACCTCTGGCGCGGCTCGCTTAGGTGAGTCTAGCGTACACGAGCGTTGCATTCGGGCACACGTATTGGACTTTCGTTACTTG